CATTTTTCACAAAGACTATAACATAGTTAAAAATGAGGGTCAATACTTTCTCGGAAAATATTGTTAATTTTTTCACTAAGTTATACTAAGATAAGATAAACTGATAGAATAACACAATGTTTTAGTGTCATGAATGTCGAAGATAATTTAAAGTTGTATAATAAAAGTGAATAAAACAAAAAGGGGGTAGCAAGATGAAATTAGTTGCTATCGTTGGAACAAATTCTGACCGCTCAACCAATCGGAAACTCTTGAAATTTATGCAAAAGCATTTTTCAGATAAGGCCGATATTGAGGTGTTGGAAATCAAACAATTGCCAGCATTTAACGAACCTGAGGACAAGCTAGCGCCAGCCGAAGTTCAAGATTTTTCAGAAAAAATCCTTGCTGCAGATGGTGTGATTATCTCAATACCTGAATATGACCATACGATACCAGCACCTTTGGCTTCAGCCTTGGAATGGATTGCCTATACTAGTCGCGCTTTGATCAACAAACCAACGATGATTGTCGGAGCTTCTCTTGGATTGCTTGGAACATCTAGAGCCCAAGCACACTTGCGTCAGATTCTTGATGCACCTGAACTGAAAGCAAGAGTGATGCCAGGGACAGAATTTTTCCTAGGCCATTCTGAACAAGTATTGGATGATGACTATAATTTGAACAATCCTGAAAAAGTTACAGAATTGGAAGAACATTTTGCAGAGTTCCAAAATTTTGTTGAACTAACAAAGGCTTTGGTCAAACCAGAAGATACAAATCGTAAGAAATCTTTCATCTGGGAAGAATGGTTGAAAGCATAAGTATTTCAAGAAAGGAGAACAATCCATGAAATTAGTAGCTATTGTTGGGACCAATGCCAAACAATCCTATAACCGCAGTTTGTTGCAATTTATGAAAAGACATTTTGCGTCAAAAGCCGATATTGAGATTTTAGAAATTACCGATGTACCGATGTTCAATGAAACCGAGGATCAAACAGATACACCTGTTATTCAGAAGTTTAACAAAGCGATTTCGGAAGCTGATGGTGTCATCATCTCGACACCTGAACACAATCATACAATCCCATCAAGTTTAAATAGTTTGCTCGAATGGTTGTCTTTTAACATTCATCCACTAGATGGGAAACCAACCATGATTGTAGGGGCTTCCTATGATGTTCAAGGTTCTTCGCGTGCCCAACTTCATCTTCGTCAGATCCTTGATGCACCTGGAGTAAATGCAACAGTTATGCCAGGAAGTGAATTTTTACTTGGTCGTGCTCATCGAGCATTTGATGCAAATGGAGATCTGATTGATGAGCGAACGGTTGATTTCTTAGATAGCTGTTTCTATCGTTTCCTTCGCTTTGTATCTGTTGCAAACCAACTAAATCTTCCTGAAGAAATTCGATTTGAACCAGGAACTTACCATGTTACAACTGAAGGTCATAATGGTAAATTACCGATGGATGTCACCGTTTCTGAAGACCGTATTGAAAAAATTGAAATTGATTCTTCTGGAGAATCTTCAGGTATTGCAGATGTTGTATTTACCCGTATTCCAGCGGAAATCATTGAGGGGCAAACCTTAAATGTTGATGCGGTGTCAGGAGCTTCTGTGACTTCAAATGGTGTCTTGGACGGAGTTGCGCGTGCAGTTAAACAAGCTGGTGCAAATCCGGATGTTTTACGCAAACGTTCAAAAGCACCATCTGCCCTAGATAAAGAAGATAAAACCTATCAGGCAGATGTTGTCATTGTCGGAGGTGGAGGAGCTGGATTAGCTGCAGCTGCCGCAGTCTTACAAGCTGGTAAGAAGCCGATTGTTGTTGAGAAATTCCCAGCAATTGGAGGAAATACCGTTCGTGCAGGTGGCCCAATGAATGCGCCAGATCCAGCATGGCAAGGAACCTTTGCAGCTCATCCAGGTGAGGCACATACGCTTCAAGAATTGATTGCGACAGATGAATCAACAATTGACCCAGAATATTTAGAGGACTTTAGAGCCTTGAAAGCTGAGGTTGAGCACTATTTGCAGGATCCTAGCTATTTGTTTGATTCTACCTTGCTTTACCGTATCCAAACCTATATCGGTGGAAAACGAAAAGATTTACAAGGGCATGAAATTCATGGCCAGTATGATTTGGTTTCTGTATTAACCGAACGGGCCCTAGAGTCTGTTCGCTGGTTGGAAGACATCGGCGTTGAATTTGTTCGTAGCGAAGTCACAATGCCAGTTGGAGCCCTTTGGCGTCGTGGTCATAAGCCGGTTCAACCAATGGGGTATGCCTTTATATCTGTCCTACAAAAATATGTTCTAGAACATGGTGGCAAGATCTTGACTGACTCTCCAGTTAAAGAATTGCTTGTAAAAGACGGGGCTGTCAAGGGTGTCAGAGCAGAAGGTCGAAACGGTCAAACCATCATTGTCAATGCAGATGCTGTTGTTCTAGCTTCTGGAGGATTTGGTGCCAATACCAAGATGCTACAAAAATACAATACTTACTGGACCGAAATTGCGGATGATATTGCCACATCTAATACACCAGCTGTAACAGGAGATGGAATCCTCTTAGGTCAAAGTGTAGGTGCAGATCTAGTGGGTATGGGCTTTAGTCAAATGATGCCAGTATCCGATCCAGTGACAGGAGCCCTCTTCTCAGGACTTCAAGTTCCTCCAGCTAACTTCATCATGGTAAATACTGAAGGTAAGCGGTTTGTAGATGAGTACGGTAGTCGAGACAAGCTGTCTCAAGCAGCGATTGATAATGGAGGCTTGTTCTACTTGATTGCGGATGACCGCATCAAGGCAACAGCCTACAATACTAGCCAAGAAAAAATTGATGCCCAAGTCAAAGCAGGCACTCTCTACCGTGCAGATACGATAGAAGAGTTGGCTGTTCAGATTGGTATGGATCCACAAGTTTTAGCAGATACAATCAAGAAGTATAACTCTTATGTGGACGCAGGATTTGACCCTGAATTTAACAAGGGTAGTTTCGATCTCAAGTGTGAGGTCGCACCGTTCTACGCAACACCAAGAAAACCCGCTGTTCACCATACAATGGGTGGACTCAAGATTGATACTTCAACACATGTTTTAAATGAAAAAGGTCAGATTATCCCTGGTTTGTATGCTGCCGGAGAAGTCGCAGGAGGACTTCATGCAGGTAACCGTCTAGGAGGAAATTCACTTACGGATATCTTTACTTTTGGACGTATTGCAGGTCAAACAGCTGTTCAAGAAAATTGTTAATAATGGATTTAAAATCTTAAGCTAATTTTAAGTATTGTTTTATATCATATAGTTATTAAGTAAAGACCTCCTAACTTTATTTAATAGAAATCCTAAACTTTTCTTTTTCATAATAATCTCCCTAAACTCCACCAAATCAGGTGGAGTTTTTTGGCTCTATTTCAGGCTTTTGGGGACTATTCTAAAAATCATTTTTCGATATTTTTCGGTATTTTTTGGATTTTGGTCGGGGAATTGGCGGGGACTTTTTGAGGTTTTGGCGGGGACTTTTTAGCGAATATGACTAAGAAATAGGTCTGTTGTCGCTTCAGCAAGTTCGTCCTCTACTTGATTGTAACGATCGGTCATATAGACTTTTGTATGGCCCAGCGCCTGGCTTAATTGTTCAAGCGGAACCCCTGCAATAATGCTTTGAGTTGTGAAGAAGTGGCGCATCATGTGAGGTGTTACATGCAATCCTGTCGCTTCATTCACTAGATTGAAGTTTCTATTCAACTGGTTTGGATTGATGAGACCGCCTTTTTCGTTCAGCGTGATATAATCTTTTTGTTGTTCCTTAATAATCCCTAACTTTCGCTTAATCTTAGAAGCTTCAGCTATCAGATAATAGATAAGGTCTGTTCCGATATCATCAAGGCAGACATATCGCTCTGAATCCTTCGTTTTAAGCCCTCCTTTCCCTTCCAAGGTCTGGTTGCTTCGACTATCTCTAAGATGTAGTATAGCCCGTCCACTGTCGTTCTGAGTGACGTCCATTGGGCGCAATCCAAAGACTTCTCCTCTTCTTAACCCAAAAATTGTCAGATAGGTTAGAGCGTAGAATTGTTTTGACATGATTTCTTCTGCCTTTGCTATCCAAGTCTTAAACTCTTTGAGAGTCACTTTCTTGTTAGTAGCAGGGATATCACTCTGGCCAATAAAGACACCTTTCAAGCGATTTGAGAGCAGATTCCCACTTTTCACGGCATCATTCAGCAATGCCATGAAGCTGGAATTGAGAGTTTGAACAGTGTATCTGGTATGGTTCTGCAACTTGTCAGCGATAAAGAGTTCATACTCATTTCTATCCAGGTTTTTAAGCAGAACAGAACCAAACTTGGGTTTAATATGGTTTTTATAGAGGTTGTCATTGAGGTAGTAGGAAGTGTCATTCCAGCGCCCTGTTGACAATCTCTTTTCAGAATAGATATCCCAATACTTATCAAGTGTCAGATTCGTATTGATACCTAACTCCTGATCGTGGATTTGTTGCTCAATCTCTGCCAAGGCTGCACGAGCTTGTGGAAGGGTTGTGAGACCACTTTTAGTAATCTCTTTCTTTTTACCATGAAAATAGAAAGAGCGTCTGATGTAATAACGTTTGCCTTTTGCAGTTTCATAGTAATAGATATTTGGGTATTTTGTTTTATTATATTTCATTGTATTCTCCTTGTTTATCAGCTTCTGGACAAGGTCTAAACATTGAGAATATTGACATCACCCCTTTCATGGTGTAAAATAGGGTATAGAAAAGAGGCCTTTTTAATGGCTGATTTTTTATAAGGGTTAGCTTCACAATCAAACTTTGGCGAGGGCGATTGTGGGGCTTTTTTTATTCATTTAATTTTTCAATAGCTTTTCGGGCCTGTTCTTCAGTAAACTGAGCATCTTTATCTGTCAAACTTTTAAGTATTTCTGGGTCAGTCTTACCTTCACTTCTTTCTTCTTTTGCAATATCGAGCGCTTCATTAACCCAAACATCACCAACATTCTCAACAGCATATTGAGCAGCTTTCTTTGAATATTTGTGACTCGCACTTTCTGTTAAATACCAAAGAAGTGTTTTTTCAGAAAATGATGCTTTACTTTCGACAAGTTCTTGAGCTGTTTTAAGTGCACTTGCTTTTTCTTCGTCTGCTTTGCTTGACGTTTGTTTTGTAAGAGCATTTGAACCACCGATAGCTAAGATAGCTACCAATATCCAAAACCAAACTTTTTTATAAAAAGGTTTAGAATCTTTTTCTTTTTTCATAACATCTCCTTAAATTATATTTGCTAAATTATAATATTCCTCTTTTACCATAATTTCATTTGTCACGGTTTTTAGATTGTAGTAGGACATGAATTTGAGGTAATCAAACTCTGTAGGGTCGTCTAAGCTTTCTATCGCATCTTTTACGAGATGATGGATCATATTCCTATCAGCTTCGTTTTCACAGCGTAGGCGAGCGTTCTGGTACTCTGAGCGTGTGTGATCCTTGTGTCCTAGCTCATGCAGTAGGACTTTAACTCTCTCTTTTTTGCTGAGTTTACTCGACAGGAAAGCTGTATTGGTTTCTTTTTCGTAAAATCCAAGTTCGTCAGGCATCAAATCTCCATCAAAATCGATAATACGAATCTGAAAATGACTTATAATTTCTTTTTCAGTCACTAAGCAATACCTCTAATCACCAGCTTCTTTTAGATAACCTTCAATGATAGACTGGATGATTTTTTTCTTTTCATCTGTTAATTCTCGACCGCCAAACATCATGACATTCGATGCCATTTCTTCAACATTTAGAACTTTCCCTTGCCATGTATACTCCTTGGCATCATCTGCAAGATTAGGATTTTCAGTACGACCTAATAAGTAGTCTGTACTAACACCAAAATAATCGGCTATTTCTTGTAGTCTGTCAGATTTTGGATTACCTTTTTTTAGACTATAAAGATAATTTGTACTATATCCTAACTTTTCTTCTAAAATATTTAAAGAAATTTTCTGTTTATCAGCCAATTCTTTAATTCTGTCGAATGCTAAGAACATTGATATTTCAACCTTTCTAAGCATTACGAAAAAATATTTTAAAATTAGTTATAAAAACTATTGACAAATTCTAAAACTAGTTTTAAAATAGTATTCGTAAGCTAAAGAGTTAGCGAACAAGATAACTAAAAATTAAAGCCTTACAAAACTGATTGGCGTCCGTTTTATATAGGTAAAACTTACTTTTAGTAGGTCTTTTCTCTATGTCTATATTCTAAAACTAGTTTTAGAATTTGTCAAGCAGTTCGCTAACTTTTTAGATAATTTTTTAAAAAGGAGGTCAGGGATGAGCCAACAACATAAAAAATGGATTCAGTTAGTTAAGGCTAAACTGAATTCAGAAGGAATGACACAAACACACCTTGCCCGTGCTTGTGGAGTGAAGAAACCTACCATTTCAGAATTATTGAAATATGGTAAAGGTAGCGATAAATTAAAAAACCGAGTTTGTGATGTTTTAGGAATTGACGAAACTTGGGTTGATTTAGGAGAGTAGAATATGAACGAAATTTTTAACTTTCACGGACAAGAAGTCCGTACTTTGACAATTGATGACGAGCCTTGGTTCGTTGGGAAGGATGTTGCAGACATCCTAGGATATAGCAAGGCTAGAAATGCAATTGCTCTTCACGTTGATGAAGATGACGCCCTAAAACAGGGCCTCACAGATAATTTAGGCAGAGTACAAGAAACAATTATCATCAATGAATCTGGTCTCTACTCTCTCATTCTTTCAAGTAAGCTTCCTCAAGCCAGAGAGTTTAAGCGTTGGGTGACATCAGAGGTCTTGCCGGCTATTAGAAAACAAGGCGGATTTATTCGTGAGAATTTGGACGAGGATGCCTTTATCGCTCTATTCACTGGCCAGAAAAAGCTTCGTGAGCAACAGGCAACCATGTTGGAAGATATTGACTATTTGAAGAGTGAACAACCGATTCATCCAAGCTATGCTCAGTCTCTTCTGAAGAAGCGTAAGGCTCGTGTGGTAGCTTGCTTGGGCGGAATTGACAGTCCAGCTTATGCCGATAAGATTTTCGCTCAGTCAGTATTTAGACAAGCTGAGATTGATTTCAAGGATCATTTTAATATCAGTCGCTATGACTTACTACCAAAGAAATTTGCAGAAGCAGCATTGAAATATTGGATGACTTGGGAGCCAAGCACCAATACCAAGATGAAAATCATGAAATTGAACTCATTTGACGAAGGGTAGGAGGGGAAGAAGATGGACAATGTTCTACTTTCACTGTCTGAATGGATTAAATCCATTATCAAGGACACAATCACAAGGCTAGTCGAAATAGAAAAAGATAGTGATCACTATCCAGAGTTGATGGATGTGAACACTACCTGTGATTTTCTAGGAATTAAGTATGCCACATTTTCAGATAATTATCGTTATTTAAAGGGATTTCCAAAGGAATTACCCGGTAAGAAATGGTCAAAAAGAGCCATCAAGGAATGGCTCTCGAATCAAATATAATAACTTTACTAAAAGGCTTCTGGACAAGGTCTTAGCAAAATTATTTGACTATATTATAGCACAAAAAGAGGATAAAAAACATGAACAATTTACAAATTATCGCAGTATGCACAGTAGTTTCAGTGGTCTTGATTGAATCGCTGATTATGAATATCAAGCTTAAAATGGCCATGAGACCAAAGAAGAAGATTCAATTTCAAGCGCCACAAGTTGAAAAAGGCTTTATCGATTTTAAAACTGGTCGCCGTGTTGACATTGATCCCGTGACACGAAAAGAAACATTTGTGGATTAAAACGGAGGGGAGTAATGTCTGAAATCAAATGGATTAAGATTACGACTGACATTTTTGACGATGAAAAAATACGTCTTATTGATGCACTACCAGATCATGATGCCATTTTAGTTATATGGTTTAAAATCCTAGCTCTAGCTGGCAAACATAATCGCAACGGGCTTTTGATGATGTCAGATAAGGTTCATTACACTGATGAAATGCTCGCTACAATTTTTCAAAGGCCTCTAAACACTGTCAGAATGGCCCTGGGAGTCTTTGAGCAATTTGGGATGATTGAGATTATTGACGGTGTCATTACTTTGCCAAATTGGGAAAAACATCAAAATATTGACGGCATGGAAAGAATCAAGGAACAAACACGGAATCGTGTAGCAAGACACCGAGAGAAGCAGAAAAATCTTGCTCTTGGTAACGTTACATGTAACGTTACAGTAACGGACGGTAACGCACTAGAAGAAGGAGATAAGACTAAGATTAAGAGTAGATTAGATGAAGATAAGAATATAACTACTACTAGTAGTAACGAAAATATTCTTGAATTATTCCAATCTGAGTTCCGTAGATTGCTATCAGGTTTTGAGATTGAGGAAATCAATCATCTTTTGAACGAAAATGATGTCGATTTAGTAAAAGAAGCATTGAAGATAGCAATTAATTCAGGTAAGCCTAACATCAAGTACATTGGTGGAATTTTAAGAAATTGGCAGCTGAATCAGGTTACAACAGTTGAACAGGTTCAACAATCTCAAAAACAACATCAAGAAAAACAATCAGGCAAGGAGGCGACAGACGAATGGGGATTTTAGAACTTATCGAGCAATTTGAAGATGACTTTTATCCGATAAGCGAGGAAAAGAAGTCACTGCTTGCAAAACAACCTCTTTCTACTGCCACTGCTTGCTTGTCAGATATGGCCAGCTGGCAGGCTTGCGGAGGTAAGGTATCATGGTAACTGATGCACTCGAGGAGATGGCCTTATCTTACCATAGAAATACTGAACAGCAGGCTGAAATTTGTGAAAAGCATGGGATTCCCTTGATCAAAATCCTTCGGACAAATGATGTCCTTTGTCGCTTATGTGAATCGGAACGGATCCATGCAGAGAATCAAATAAAGGTCAATGAGTTGGCTGATGCTGAGCATGAGCGAGAGCGGAAGTTCTATCTTGAGAGATTCTCTCTCTATGATGATGTACTGAAAAATGCTACTCTAGATAACTTTGACACACCCACTGAAAAAGAGGCTGAAAAGTTGAAGTTTGCCCAAAAAATTTGTAGAGAGTGGGCAGATGGAGCGAGAAACAATGTTGTTTTTCAAGGCGAAGCTGGAACGGGTAAAAGTCATCTTGCTTTTGCCATGATGAAAGCTTTATCAGAAGCTACAAAAGAAATTGCTATTTTTATCAATGTCACTGACTTGTTAATGAAAATCAAGGCGGACTTTAGTCAGGAAGAGTTTCTGGTCAATAAAATCGCTAGTGCAAAGTTCTTGGTCTTGGATGATCTTGGTATGGAGAAGGACAGTGAGTGGTCCTTCAGTATTCTTTACAACATTCTCAACAAAAGGGCTAACACGGTTATCACGACTAATCTGACTGCACAAGAAATTCAGAAGCGATATGGTCGGCCGTTTATGAGTCGGTTGATGAAAGGTGTAGACAATGATCATCTGATGGTATTTAATGACTTGAAAAACAAGCGGAAGCAATATTTTTAGAATGGAAGGGCTGATGTTTATCTTGAAACATGGAACAAATTGATTACTAAGAAAAGAGAGGAAAAGTAAGATGAATACAAAAATGAATTTGGAAGAAAAGGTTCAACAGTGGTTTGTCGACAGAAATCTACATGAAGCAAATCCTGTCAAACAATTCTTGAAGTTGATGGAAGAGTCGGGGGAATTATTTGAAGGTATAGCAAAGGATAAATCTGAACTGATCTATGATGCTCTTGGAGACATCCAGGTAGTATTGATTGGACTTGAGCAACAGATTAAGAACGGTGCTCAGATTTCAGCCAATCAACAGGAACTTGAATTGCTGCTGATGGTTTCTAGTTTAGGGAACATCGCTCAAAAACTATACGCTCACGTTTGTCACAATGAGACACAGATTCCGTTAATCAAAGCAGACTTGATGTTTCTTGATAGCGTGATTAGTACGGTTTCATTTTGCAACGGCACTACAGCTGAAAATTGTTTAGAAGAAGCTTATGAAGTCATCAAGGACCGCAAAGGTAAGATGATCGATGGGGTGTTTGTAAAAGAGGAGGATTTATAAAATGAAAAAACTAGGAATCATTATTGGGGCGGTATTTGTAATCGTTGTATCGCCATTTGTAGTTCAGTATGGATGGAATGAGATTATCACAACAATTGTTCCAGTTGGTAAAATTACAGTCTGGCAAGCATTAGGGATGGATGCACTACTATCTTTCATCTGGCCTGTGCTATCTAGCAAAAAAGAATCTGAAGAGGATTATTCGTATGCGGTAAAGAGCAGTATTTCAAAAATCATTACATGTGCATTTTTAATTTGGCTAGCTAGTTTGTTTATTTAAGGAGTGTTAGCATGATACCAAAATTTAGAGGATTATCCATTGACGAAAACAGCAAAGGAGAATGGCAATACGGAAATTTAATTGAAGATAGAGGAAGAGCATTTATTATCAACGAAGTGGTAGAAGCTAATGAACAATACATTACTTTAGGTTCTTGGTGTCCTGTAAATATAGAATCAGTAGGACGTTTCACAGGGATGTTTGACAAAAATTTACGGGAGATATACGAGAAAGATGTTCTTGGTACAAAAGATGGTTTGTTAAACGGAATTATCGAGTATAGAGAAGATTTAGGAATGTTTGTAAATAGCTTGATTAGATACAATAATTTTGAACGATTGTGTAATGTGGCTAATTCAAGAGAAATAATCGGAAACGTCTATGAAAATCCAGAGATTTTGGAGGAGAAGGAATGAGATATTTTAAAATCCTATGTGTTGTTTTACTCACTTCCTTCCTCGTAGCATGTCACCAGATTTCGAGTGGGACGGTGGTAGATAAGTACATTGATGAACCTCACACAACGTTCATACCTGTTAGTACAGGAAAAAGTTCGGTGCTTGTTCCAACCAGAACCAAAAGAAAATACATTCTGGTCGTTTCAGGTCGTGCAGGTAATAAGCAAGTTGAAGAAACGTTTGAAGTGACAGCTGAGGAATACAAGCACTATGAAATTGGTAATATTTTCATACAAGATGCCGCTTTAGAAAATGAAGAAGGAGATAGAGAATGATCAATAATGTTGTGTTAATTGGGCGCTTAACTCGTGATCCAGAATTGCAATACACGCCTTCAAATGTTGCAGTTGCAACCTTTAACCTTGCAGTCAGTCGGAATTTTAAAGGCGCGAACGGAGAGCGAGAGGCGGACTTCATCAATTGCATCATGTGGCGTAAGCAAGCTGAAAATTTCGCAAATTGGGTTAAAAAGGGTGCTCTTGTTGGGATAACAGGTCGCATCCAGACTCGTAGCTATGATAATCAGCACGGTCAACGTGTCTATGTGACGGAAGTGGTTGCTGAGAGTTTTCAAACTCTTGAAAAGAAAGATAATTCTGCGAACCAGTCGAGCATGGAAAATCAGATGCCGCCAAGTTTCGGAGCCAACAATCCGATGGATATTCCAGATGATGGATTGCCGTTTTAGGGAGATGTGAAGGATGAACAGACTAAAACAATTAAGAAAAGAAAAAGGGTTGACTCAGCAGGAATTATCTGAAGCAATAGCTGCACCAACTCGGTGTATTCAACGTTGGGAAAATGGAGAAAGCCAAATCAAAACGAATAGAGCAGATGAGTTAGCAGATTATTTTGGAGTAAGCGTAGGATACTTGCTTGGTTATGAACCTGAAAGTGAACAAGTTAGCAATTATCAAAAAATAAAAATTCACTTCACTAATGGTGAAGAACTTAGTTTTCTAGTAAGAAACTTTACAGAAAAAGAACTTACGAAGATTACTAGTCAGTTCAACAATGGAAATTTGATGAGGATTAGAAATTTGTCTGTCAACCCTAAGAATATCAATTATTTTTATGTTGATGATTTTAAAGAAAGCGAGGAGTTTGAGAATGAACATACAGGGACTAATTGAACGATACGAAAAATTTAAAACTAGCAAGAAGAAATTGACCTCGGTTGATTTGGTTTTGAAAGACTTACGGTCTTTAGACGAACCAGAACCGTTGCCGTTCAAGTTAAAAGATGTCGTTCGTCGAATCAGAGGGTTTGATCCAACAACCCAGACAAGATGGCTCAATGACATCCTCAAAGAATTAGGGGACGATTACGGTTCGATGAAATATCGCAGTGGTTACGAGCAAGGTAAACTTGAGGGAGCATGGGTTGGAAATCAATTGAAAGATGCTGATAAGATTCGGCAAGAATTGAATAAAGTGCTTCTCCCTAATTTTATGGATGACTGGATTTTCGAATGCCAACTTTTAAAAGATTTTAGTTTGCGTGATGCACTAGATAGTAACACCATCCATCTCTACGCTAAAAAAAGCGAATTCGTGAAGAAATGGCTTAATGACAAAAACAACCAAGAACTTTTCGCTCGAGCGTGGTTGACTGACTATGAGACCGAGAAAGAGCCAAAATACAAAGTCAAGTTAAAAAATACAGATGATTATCTAAATCAAACAGAAACTGGATTCCACTTTTTTAACAATTGGAAAAACAACGAAAAATTTACACGAAAGGAACTAGAATATTCTGGTTTTGGTGAAGTGTTTAATAGTCCACTATTTGAAGTGGAGGAGGTTGAGTGATGAAACAACCTGAACGATACCCATCTGGGCACTTCATTCCTGAACTAATTGAAGATGAAGATATTATCTTTAACAAAGATAGTGAATATCACAAGCAGAAGAAAAAAGAAAAGAAGAATCCTATTTTCAAAAGAAATAAGTCCAAAAATAGATGGGCACTTTGAGGAGGTGACAGAATGAACCTTACGACAGATAGCACAATTGAAGACTTAGTTTTGGCAATCGGAAAAATTATCGTTGAGTCTGACGGTAAAACCACTACAACGATACTGGAGATACCCGATCAAGACTTTTATTTAGAAATTGCCGTAAAATTAAAGAAGGAGGCGGCATGATGAAACGTTTTATCGCAATCTGGATTTTATTGTCTGCTGGATTAAACATCTGGCAGAGTATCCATATTAAAAAACTAGAAGCAAAGCGTCCGATTGTCGTCTATAAAGCCGATAATCAAGGCGCAGAAATCAAAGGCAGAGTCTTACAAAAGGAGAAGATTGGCGACATGTACACTATCACAGTACAAAATTACGGAATATTCGTAGTTACTAAAACAAACTATGAATCTCTAAAAATAGGAGATGAGGTAATATTGTAATGGTAAAGTACAAGAAACCAACTTACATCATCATTCAAGAAGCAATGGCAGAGCGCATTAGATTTCTGGAAGATGAACTGTATGAAAGGACCTATAAGGATATTGAGAAACTAGAAGCTCAAAATGATTTCTTAAGAGGTCTTTGTAACAACCAGCTTGAAATCATCATGGATTATGAATGGAATCAGATGCAAGAGCAGGCTAGATTCATAAAAGCTAATACTAGAAAGTGGAGAGCAAGATGCAGCTAAGACTGAAAGAACTTAGAGAGGACTTGTGTCTTTCTGTCGGTCAGATGGCGAAAGAGACAGGTGTTTCTCAAAACACAATTCATTTGTACGAACGGGGTGGATATCCGTCTATTAAGCAAATTGAAATGATCGCTAAAACTTATGATGTAAATCCTGCTTGGTTAGTTGGATGGATAGATGATGAAATGATGCCTGGAGTCCAGATCGTTGAAAAAGTGGTCTATAAAGAAAGTCCAACAGCAAGATTGCCAGATTATTTCAATAACAATAACGAAGGTAAGATTATCAAGTGGGTAAAAACTAAAAGATATATGGGAGGTAAGGTTTGGGCAAAAAGAATTTAACAAAATCACGGAGAGATTATCTTGAGTTTGAACTCGACGATAAATACCTGAAGATTGATAAACTTATTGGTCAACGTAGGCATGAATTAGAACGATTGTACGAAGTGAAACATCTCACTGTTCCTGGTATTGATGATACTGGTACAAGTGGAAGCGGAACATTCGTCAACAGGTCGGAGAACTTAGCGGTTGCTTATGCAAGCGATCCGATGATTTTAAGACTAGAAAACTTTCAAACAGCAATTTCCAAACTACTTGATGCACTTGAACCTGATGATAAAAAAATCTTTCATTTGAGATGGGGAGAACATACTAGATACGATTGGATTCAAGTTTGGCATATTATGGAGAATGGTGACACTGGGTATCTATACAGACACAGTAAGCAGATTTACAGAAGACGTGAAGTCATTCTTGATACACTTGCAAAGTTATTGTTCATGTAACTTGTCAAAAAAATGTATAGCATTGACAAAATGAATATGATAGATTGATACTATCCAAAGCACTGAGAAAATCTTAGTGCTTTATTTTTTTGTGAAAGGAGCAAAACTATGAATATTGTTGAACCATTAAGAGACAAGGATGATATTCAAGCCATGAAGGACTATCTATCATCTTGGAATGAAAAGTATTATATGTTATTTCTTTTGGGGATCAACACAGGTTTTCGTGTTGGCGATATTCTCAAACTAAAGGTTAAAGATGTTCAAGGCTGGCACATTAAAGTTAGAGAACAAAAAACGGGGAAATATAAGAGCATCAAAATGACAAGACCACTCAAGAATGAATTGAGGGAATTTGTCAAAGATAAAGAACCACATGAGTATCTATTTCAGAGTCGTGTTGGAAAGAACAAGGCACTTAGCTATAAGACGGTTTACTGGTTTCTTAAAAGAGCTGCTGAAGACTTAGGCATTGATAATGTCGGTACTCATACTATGCGGAAAACATTCGGCTATCATTACTACAAGAAGTACAAGAACGTTGCAGACTTGATGTCACTATTCAATCATTCAAGTCCAGCAGTCACACTAATTTATATTTGTGTGAGACAAGATGAACTTGATACTAAGATGAGTAATTTTAGCCTCTAATATTTTTTTGATTTTTTCAACTATCCATAACGAGGAATTTTCTAGTTTATATTTTGAAGAGGGTCTGAAGCATTGTCCGTGCTAGTTTTTGAGTGTGAAACAAAATTGGATAAAATATAAGATATAACTAATTCAACAGAGATATTTTACATAAATTCAAAACTCAAAAATAAATCTTGTCAAAAAAAGATATAGAATTGACAAAATGAATCTGATATATTTGTATCATGTGAAAAATTCGGAGAGCAAGTCTAGATATGTTCTCTTTTTTGTTGGAGGTAAGCATGAGACCAAAAAGGTATCCGTACTCGTTGACTAGTGAGATTCTAGTTGACACGTCAATAATTTATGCATGGGACAAGCCAATGTATAAGATGATTTCGTTCATGAACAGATACACAGGAAAAATCCGAGTTGAATCATTCAAGCTATGACATTCAAGAATCCTAAACACTCTGACTGGTTCAGATCTTGGCAGATTAAGTTCTACAACTCAAAGTCTTGGAGAACTCTGAGAAATAGAATCAGGAATACAAAGCGTATGCGCTGTGACATGTGTGGACGTTTAATTCATGGCAAGAGCATTGTTGACCATATCATAGAGATTGACGAAAGTAATTATCAAGATGAGTCTATTACTCTTAACGAAGATAATTTACAATTACTTTGTCTTGAGTGCCACAATACAAAAACATTTCAAAGTAAAATAAATTTAAATTTAGAAAATCGGAATATTAATTTATTTTGATTTTTTTATTTTTTTGATTTTTTATTTTTATCAGATCCCCCCTATTTAAAATTTTCACACACCCAAAATAATAACGGTGTCAATCCTCTTATATACCTCTCCCCCAAAAATGACGAAAATTGATACAAGAAAGGAGCATGATTTTGAAAATCAATGAAGTTTTAGAAAAGCTAGGAATAAGTCGTGCTACCCTCACCAGGTATCGAAAAAAGCTAGGCATATTTGAAGAAACTCGGTCGAATATCACAAAAAGTCAGTTCAAAGAGTTAGAAAAGCTGGCAAATCAACGGCAAAAGTATACAAGAGAAGAACGCGTTGAATTATCTCGTAAGACTTTCAAGTTGATTCCAAAAGAAAAAATGCTTGAAATCAATGACAATGATTCAGTAGGTTTGAAAAATTTAAAAACTCAATACAATCATAATCAAAAAGTGATTGAAAACTTCCAGCTGGAAATCAATAAAGTCATCAATGATGGTGAGCTACCTGATAAGTATTTACTTGATGGAATGGAAAAGTATCAAAAGCTAAACATGCAGATTATGTCAACGATTGAAAAGCAAAGTCCACAGGGCGACAGTCTCAAAGAAATGATTCAGGAGAAGTTGGCTCGATATGGTTGAGATGAAATATTTTGATAAATATGCTCAGCTGGTTTACTCAGGTAAGATTCGCGTTTGTGCACTCACTATGAAATCTATTAAACGCGTAGAGAGGTACAAGGAGCAATACATCTTCAAACAAGAAGAAGCTGACAAACGGATTGAGTTCATTGAGGAAGAGTGCAGCAACACTAAAGGTCTTGCTGGCAAGTTACGTTTGGCCTTACCTCAGAAGGTTTGGCTAGAAACAACGTGGGGTTTTTATCATACAGTCGAAGTTACAAAAACAGATCCCGATACACTTGAAGAATATAAAGATTTTGAAGAAAGGCGTCTCATTCATGAGGTGCCTATTATTGTACCTCGTGGTACAGGCAAAACCACCCTTGGTTCTGCTATTGGTGAGGTTGGGCAGATTATTGACGGTGAGTGGGGAGCTGATATTCAGCTTCTAGCTTATAGTCGTGAACAGGCTGGCTATCTGTTTAATGCTTCTAGAGCTATGCTGTCGAACGAAGAGAGCTTACTACACTATATGCGTGAGGCTGACATACTACGGTCAACTAAACAAGGTATCTTGTACGAGACAACTAATAGTCTTATGTCAATCAAGACTTCCGACTATGAAAGCCTTGATGGTACTAATGCTCACTACAATATTTTTGATGAAGTGCACACTTATGATGATGACTTCATCAAGGTTGTGAATGATGGTTCGAGTCGTAAGCGAAAAAATTGGATAACCTGGTATATCTCCACCAATGGGACGAAACGAGACAAGCTTTTTGATAAGTATTACAACATTTGGGTAGATATTCTTGATGAAAAGATTGTCAATGATTCGGTCATGCCTTGGATTTATCAGCTGGATGATGTTTCTGAAATTCACAATCCAGATATGTGGCAGAAAGCTATGCCTTTACTTGGTATAACGACTGAGAAGGAGACGATTGCCAAGGATATTGAAATGAGCAAGAATGATCCAGCACAACAGGCTGAGCTGATGGCTAAAACATTTAATCTCCCTGTTAATAACTATCTTGCTTACTTCAGTAATGAAGAGTGTAAGGGTTGGTCAGATAAGTTTGATAAGAGTTTGTTTGTCGGAAATGAGGAACGGAGTGCTCGCTGTGTACTTGGTGTTGACTTGTCGGATGTCAATGACATTTGTTCGGTCTCATTTATGGTCGTGCGTGGCGAAGAGCGTCAGTATTTGAACAAGAAATTCATGCCACGTCATACGATTGAAGGGCTTCCGAAAGAACTGAGGGACAAATACGCCGAGTGGGAGCTTAGTGGACAGCTTCATGTTCATGAGTTGGACTACAATGACCAAGCTTATATCTTTGAAGAGTTAAGGCAGTTTATGAGTGAGAATAGAATCTTACCAGTTGCAGTCGGATATGACCGCTGGAATGCAAAAGAGCTTATCCGCTTAATTAATGACTACTACGGAGATATATGTCACGACATTCCACAAACGGTCAAGAGCTTATCCAATCCTTTAAAAGTGTATAAAGAAAAAGCTAAGATGGGGAAAATCATCTTTGACGATCCTGTGGCAACTTGGAATCACGCAAATGTTCGTGTCAAGATAGATGCGAATAACAATGTATTTCCAAATAAAGAAAAAGCAAAAGAAAAGATTGACGTATTTGCTAGTCAGCTAGATGCTTTTATTTGCTACGAAAATTTCAAGGAAGACTTGAGTTATTATTTTGATTGAGGTGAAGAATGAACAAATATATAAATAATCTAAGAGAGGTCTTTGCTAGGATTTTCAGACCAAGTAATAGAAAATCCACAAGGACCTATTTACAAAGAAATTTGAATTATTGGAGAAGAAATTCGATTTACTTAGACAATATCTACAATAAGATTTCAACAGATACTGCACAAGTTCGATTTAAGCATGTTAGAATCACTCGAAATCCGACAGGAGTTGATAAGATGGAGTGGTTTGAAAATAGTGATCTTGCAAATGTTTTATCTTTCTCTCCAAATCCTCTTGAAATACCAGTTGTATTTTGGGCAAATGTAACAAGAGCTATGCTGAAAGATGGTGTTGCAGTCGTTGTTCCACGTTGGGAAAATGGTCGATTGATTGAAATTTGGCTTGCAAAGAAAACAATATCATGGACTGCAGAGAGAGTTGAAATCATGATTGATGATGTAGAGATTGAGCTACCTCTTAGCGATGTCTGGGTTTTTGAGAATCCTAAATTAAACGTGACAAGTCAACTAAATCAAATCACAGAATTAATTGATATCAACCTTGATGCGTTAACCGAGAAGTTAGGCAGAGGGAATTCAAAGTTGAGAGGATTCTTAAAACTACCAACTAAAGCAGCAGATGAACATTTGAAGAAACAAGCTAAGAGTCGAGTTGATAGCATGATGGAACTTGCTGAAAATGGTGGCATTGCCTATCTCGAGCAAGGTGAAGAGTTTATGGAATTAAACAAAGATTACTCAACCGCTTCTAAAGAAGAAATGGAGTTTCTGAAATCTCAACTTTATCATGCTCATGGGATTAATGAAAAATTGTTTACTTGTGACTACACAGAAGAACAATATAGAGCTTATTATTCTAGCGTCATGAAATTATATCAACGTGTATTCTCTGAAGAAATTAATAGAAAATATTTCACGAAGACGGCAAGGACACAAGGAAACAAGCTCTTGGTCTTCTTTGATATGGCTGACATGATTTCATTCAAGGATCTAGTAGAAGGTGGATTTAAATCTAAATACGCAGGTTTGATGAATTCAAATGAATTCCGTGAAACCTATCTAGGGCTTCCAGGATATGAAGGTGGAGAAGTATTCGAAACCAATCTAAATGCAGTCCGTATCGAGCCGAGCGAAAGTAATTAAAAATAGGGTGGGCGGTTGGCAGAAATTTTAAGAAAGGAGGTAGGCTATGGAAAAGTTAAAAACCTTTGTCGTCAAGTCAGTTGAGGAAGAGTCAGCTGACTTTCACTTTGAGGCTTATGCCTCCACCTATGGCAATACCGACAGAGATGGCGATGTGATGGCCAAGGGGTGTTTTGACAATACCCTGAAAACTAAAGCCGTCGTCCCTATGTGCTTAAATCACGACCGCAATCGTGTCATCGGTAAGCATGAGCTGTCGGTAGATGAAAAAGGTCTGCGAACACGGTCAACATTCAATCTAAGCGATCCAGAAGCTAAGAAAACCTATGACCTCATGAAGATGGGGGCACTGGATAGTCTGAGCATTGGATTTTTTATTAATGATTATGAGCCAGTTGATGCTAAGCAACCTTACGGTGGATGGATTTTTAAAGAAGTTGAAATCTTTGAAATATCTGTCGTGACCGTGCCAGCCAATCCTCAAGCAACCGTTGATAATATTAAGGGATTTGATATGTCTGTGGTTGACAAGCGAATCGCTCAGGCGAACATGAAGCAAGATATCATGAGTAAACTTGCAACAATTTAAAAAAGGAGCAAAAAATGAAAACACTAGTCGAATTGATGGAAGAACGACAAAAACATGCAGATGAGTTATCTGAGATCAAATTAAAAAAAGCTTCAATCGAAGAGAAATTGAAGTCAGTAACCATTGGAGAAGAAGAACTTGCACAGTTGAAATCAGATGCAGAAGAATTGGTATCCAAAGCAGAGGAACTCAAAAACACAATTTCTAAGTTAGATGTTGAGATTGAAGAAAAAGAAGACAATCTCAATAAAGCTGCTAAATCTATCAAGGAAGTACAGAAAGGCAAGACACAAATGGAATACTTAAAAACAAAAGAAGCTGCACTTGATTTCGCTCGAATCCTCATGGATAACGAAGGAAGCTCAAACAGTGCCCGCAAAGCGTGGGAAGCAAATCTGGTTGAAAAAGGTGTAACTGATGTTAACAAAATCTTACCTGAACCAGTATTGATTGCAATCCAAAATGCATTTAATGATTACGACGGTATCCTGAACCATGTAACCAAAGATCCTCGTTATGCAGTACGTGTTGCACTTCAAACGCAACAAGCAAAAGCTAAAGGCCATCAGAATGGCAAAACAAAGAAAGATGAATCTTTTGTATTTATCGATTATACAATCAACTCTGCAGCTGTCTACATCAAGTACAGTTTTGAGTATGCTGACTTGAAGAAGGATACAACAGGTGCTTACTTCAACTATGTGATGAATGAATTAGCACAAGGATTCATCCGTGCAGTTGAACGTGCTGTTGTTATCGGCGATGGTAAAAATAGTGATGATGATGACAAAATCACTGAAATTAAATCTATCGCAGAAGAAACACTTGCTCAACTATTTGATACACAAGAAATCAGTGTTGACGGGGAATTTGACAGTACTGTTTTAGAAAATCTTGTAAAAGGAATTGATAAACTTGCTGCAAATACAACTCCAATTTTGGTAACTTCAAAAACCATTGCTCGTAAACTTAAAATGGTTAAGGATGGCGAAAAACGCTACATTGACCCACAACCATTCGCACCAATTTCACAAACAGGAAATGTCATTGCTGGTTACCAAGTATATGTCTATGACTGGATGGAAGATGCGACCAATCCAATTATCGCATTTGCTGACAAGGCTTATAAGATGATTGGTGATGATGTCTCTGCTGATCGCTTTGAAGATTATGATGTAACGATGAATCGCCGTCATATCGAACTTGCTAGCGTGCTTGGTGGCCGACTTGGTCAGTACAAATCAGCTGTAAAATTCACAAAAGGTTGATTTTAAATAGAAAGGGGAGTCTAAAATGACAATCCTTAACCAAATTAAAGAAATGGTTGAAGTTGATGTCGAAGAAGAAATCTTCGACACTCAACTTTTAAGCTACATAAATAGTGGGATTTCATATCTAACGAGAAACAACATTCCTATCACTCGAATCGATAAAGAAAGCGAATTGACAGAATGGAATGAGATTGAAGAGGATGATAAAGAAACAATTTTAGATTGGTTACATTTGAGATGTGTTCAGAGATTTGATAAATCCTTGATGACAGGAAACTCAACAACAATGAGCTGGATTGATGAAGAATTGACAAATATTCTCTATCAATTAAAAGCTATTTACGGAGTTAAATCATGAAATCATCTAGAGTATCAATCATCCTTTGTTACGATGAGCGTACAGAGGTCGAAAAAGGTGTTTTTGAAAAACAAGTTGTAGAAAAGAAAGTCAAAGCTGAAAAAGAGAAGATCTACCAACGTAGACTTGATAAAGCTTTAGCAGATGGTCAAGTTTTGACAGCAAGATTTCGGATACGTTCTAACTATGTGACAGATTCCTTAGACTACGTGAAGTACAAAGGGAAAGAGTACAAGGTAAATGTTGGAACTGAATCTGATGCTGGCCACTACACGATAATTGAATTAGGAGAATTGAAATAATGACTAAGAAATTCTTTACCAGGCAAGAAATTCAAGAAATCCTAGAAAAAAACACTTTAAAATCAAAAGTGTTCTATATGGAACGTGAGGAAAAGTCCTCTCCTGACAACGTTATTCTTTACTATCGTTTAACTCCTGGTAGTAGTATTACTGCTGATGACACAGTACACATGAGAAAAGTGACTATTCAAATCAGTCACTACCACAAGAAGAAACTAGACAGCATTGAGGAATTGATGTTGTCTAATTTTATGTGTGAACCTAGTCAGTTGAATCTAAAACAGCCTGATACAGACTATTTACTTACAACCTACAGAATCGAGGTATTCACAAGTGGGAAGTGGTAGCGTTAATGTGACAACATTAAAAATCGATATACAGAATCAAGTTTTAGAAATCATAGAAAAAGCAGGAAAAAGCACCGCTGGAGACATTAGAGACGGAAGTCCTAGAAGAAACGGAGTATATGAAAAGGGATGGACTCACGAGACCATTGAAGATATTGCTGTAGTATATAACAATGGGAAAGAGAAGTCGCTTGCTCACTTGTTAGAAAATGGCCACGCAACAAAAAATGGTGGATTTGTCGCACCTCAAGAACACATCAGACCAGCTTATCTCAAAAATAAAGAAATCTTCCTCAATAATATGAAATCAATAAAAATCAGACCAAATTAAGAAAGGAGTCACAATGACTTATAAATATGACACACGAGAGGTTACTCATGGTAATGCCATGGGATTCTTTGCTAAGATTTCAAAAACAGAATCTGGCACACTCGATCTAAAAACACCATACCCATTTACAGGATTGCGAAAAACATCTTTTGAAACTTCACAAGAATCAAATGCATACTACGCAGACAATGTGGAGCACGTTCGTCTTCAAGGTAAGAAATCAACTGAGGGATCCATCACGACTTATCAAATTCCTAAACAATTCATGATTGATCACTTGGGTAAAAAACTGACAACTTCAACTCCTCCAGCGCTCATCGATACTGGTGTGAATGCGAATTTCATTTGGGGATATGCTGAAACAGTTACAGACGAGTTTGGTTCTGAGGTTGAAGAGTTCCACATCTGGACCAATGTGAAGGCATCAGCTCCAAAAGGCAGCACTACAACAGATGAAAGCTCTGCTACACCAAAAGAAATCGAAATTCCATGTACTGCGTCACCTAACAATTTCATTCTAGATTCAGATAAAAAACCTGTTTCAGAAATTGTATGGCGTGATACAGACAAGGGTGTTGTCCGTGCTAAATTTGATAAATTGTTCGCTTCAAGTACCCCAACGAAATTGATAGATTTTATCAATGAAGCTTTAGGAACAACAGCCATCGTGCCAGGAGGCTAAAATGATTAAAAAAGAACTATCATTCACAGCGTTTGATAGTTATGGTGAAGAAAGAGAGCACACTGAAACAGTGCGCTTTCTTTACTCTTTACCAGCTATCAAGATGTATGAACAGCGAACAGGTCGCAACTTCTTTGATGATAACCAAAAAGCACTCACAGCTTACACACAGCTTGCGCTTGCAACTGGTGTAAATGGTAGCTTATCTGATTTAACTGATGAAGAAAAAGTCAAACTAATGCCATTACTTATGGAGCCAGATTTCATGAACTTCCTAACTGAAGTTATCCCTTGTCTGTACGGTGAGGTTGAGAATGGTCGCTTGGTACAGAATGAGCTGACTGCTGAAACAGCCTCTCTTGCTCCTTGGTTTGGTGATTTGATCGATATTGGTTTTTTCTCAGACCTCTTTTATGAATTTAACCGAAGTAGAGCAAAGGTTCCTCAAGATAGAAAAAAGCCTCAACAGAAGTCATAACTTCTGAAAAAATTTATAAGGTTATTTTTGAAAATCGGATGGATGTTTTTTGGGCAGAAAGTCAACACTTTAATTATCTGATGGGAACACTACATCAGATGAGTATCAATGAAAATGAGAAGAAAACTTTATCAAACGCAGAATTACTAAATGTAATGTCTGACTAAAATTGAAAGGAGGAAATCTATGGCTGAAACATTTGAAGGCTTATACGTCAAATTTGGTGCCAATACTGTTGAATTTGACAGGTCTGTAAAAGGTATCAATAATGCTTTATCTAGCTTGAAAAAAGACTTCAACAACATCAACAAACAATTGAAGATGGATCCAGACAATATCGACTTGCTGAATCGTAAGTTGCTCAACTTACAAGAACAAGCTCGTGTTGGTGCTATGAAAATTGCTGAACTCAAAAAGCAACAAAAGGAACTGGGAGAATCTGAAGTTGGGTCAGCACAGTGGAATAAGCTTCAACTTGAAATTTCTAAAGTCGAATCACAGATGAAGGCTGTTGACCAGGCAATGAATTCAACCAAAAAACATATCGAAGATGTAGGAAATCCAAAGTCTATTTTAAATCTCAACAAAGAAATCAACAATGTTGCAAAAGAACTTGATATCGTCAACCAGAAGCTCGAATTAGATCCTAAAAATGTAGAGTTGTCCGAAGAAAAAATGAAGTTATTAGGTAAACAATCTTCATTAGCCAAGGATAAGGTCCAGGAGCTGAAACGGAAACAAGAGGAATTAGGAAAGGAAAAAATCGGAACAGAGGAATGGCGACAACTTCAAAATGAAATTGGGCAAGCAGAAGTTGAGGTGTTAAAGATAGATAAAGCCATGGGGAATCTAGGGGATTCGAGCCGTTCTGCAACAGGAAACATCAAGGAAGCTACAGGATATTTAAAGGCTGATGTAATGATGAATGTTGCTGAAAAGGCAGGACAACTAGGTCAAAAAATGGTTGATGCTGGTAAAAAAACAGTAGATGCATGGTCTGAAATAGACGAAGCGATGGATACTGTTACGACGAAGACTGGACTGACTGGCGAAGCCTTGTTAGGACTTCAGGAAATTGCCAAAGGAATCGCTACATCCTTACCATCGGCTACATTTCAAGAATCTGCTGACGCAGTTGGTGAGTTAAATACACAATTTGGACTTACTGGAGATACTTTGCAATCTGCAGCAGAGTACCTATTGAAATATTCGAAAATAACTGGAGAAGATATTTCAAATTCCGCAATAAATGCCAAGAAAGCAATTGATGCTTACGGTTTATCTAATGAGGATCTAGCGAGAGTATTGGATTCAGTAACAAAGGTCGGCCAAGATACTGGTCAATCTTATGACTCTATCTTCCAAAAAGCAATTGATGGAGCTCCACAAATTAAGATGCTGGGATTATCTTTTGAAGAGGGGGCGACATTAATTGGTAGATTTGAAAAAAGTGGGATTGACTCTTCTGCAGCCCTGTCTTCACTTTCAAAGGCTGCAGTAAACTATGCCAAAAACGGAAAGACATTGACTGAGGGGTTGAACGAGACTGTCAATGCGATTCAAAATTCTACTAGTGAGACAAAAGCACTGAGTATAGCTTCAGAAGTTTTTGGTAGCAAGGCTGCACCACGGATGGTAGATGCTATCCAACGTGGGGCATTTAGCTTTAATGATTTAGCTGAAGCAGCACAAAGCTCATCAGGAACTGTAGCAACAACATTTGATGAAACAATAGATCCGATTGATAAACTAACAACCTATTCCAATAAAGCGAAAGAAGGGCTTGCTGAGATAGGTGGTAAATTACTTGAGACTGTTATACCAGCTTTAGAACCTTTGATGGGCATACTTGAATCTGCTGTCAATTGGTTTACCAGCTTAAATGAAACCGATCAACAGACTATCGTGATTCTTGGCCTCGTTACAACTGCTGTAATGCTACTGCTTGGTGCAATAGCACCGCTAGTCATTGCTATAGGTGCAATAGGTGCGCCTGTCGGAATTGTCGTAGCGGCAATAGTTGCTGCTATTGCCGCTATTACACTCATCATTCAGGCTATCATGAACTGGGGGACCATATCTGAATGGCTCCAGTCGACGTGGGATGCTTTCGCCGCTTGGCTTTCTGAATTGTGGACTAATATTGTCACGACTGCTACCACAGCGTGGTCGAGTTTCACTGCTTGGCTTTCTGAAATTTGGTCTTCAGTAGTCTCAACTGGACAGTCTTTGTGGTCTAGCTTTACTAGCACCTTGTCCAATATTTTCTCAAGTTTGATTTCAGGAGCTCAGTCACTGTGGTCAAGTTTTACTTCTACCCTTTCCAATTTATGGTCTGGACTGGTCTCAACCGGGTCAAATTTGTTTAATAATTTGGGTAGCACGATTTCAGGAATTTTTAATGGTATCTTATCCACTGCTAGCAGTATTTGGAACTCTATCAAATCAACTATTTCAAATGCTATTGATGGTGCTAAAAATGCAGTATCTAACGCTATCGAAGCTATTAAGAATCTATTCAATTTCAATATCAGTTGGCCACACATTCCATTACCACACTTCTATGTAAGTGGTTCAGCCAATCCATTGGACTGGTTAAGTCAGGGCGTTCCAAGTATCGGTATTGAGTGGTATGCGAAGGGTGGTATCATGACCAAACCAACTTTATTTGGAATGAATGGAAATAGAGCAATGGTTGGTGGAGAAGCTGGTGCAGAAGCAATCCTTCCCCTTAATAAGTCAACTCTTGGTGCCATTGGACAAAGTATTGCTAATACGATGAATACATCGAATAGCATCAATGTCAACTTCTCAGGGGTGACCATCCGAGAAGAAGCGGATTTGAATAGACTAGCTGATGCAGTCGGAACACGTATTGCTGAAGAACTACAAAGAAAAACTAATTTGAGAGGAGGTTTCGCATGACAAAAATTAATGAGTTAACCATTGACGGAGTGAAAACATCATCATTTAAATGTGAGATTCTGGTCGAAACACGACCACAAGTCATCGTATCCTCTTCAAAAACTAGTCTTTTAGAACATGATGGGATCAGTGGTGCAATTGTTCAATCAAATAGGCATCGTAGGTTGATTGAAAAAAGCTACCACATCAGCTTGATTAACCCAACAGATGAAGACTTATACCGTTTTTCTTCTCTGTTAAATCGTGAAAAATTTTGGTTGGAAAATGAACAAGAGCCAAGCGTGAAATATTGGTGCTATAAAGTGGATGATTTCAAAATTATTAAAGATGATTTTGGTGCATGGACGGTGGATGTAAAATTCACTTGCCATCCTACAAAATACTTTAAAGGCACCGATACACAGAGATTGACAAGAAGTGGGACCTTGACCGTTCAAGGTTCTGCTCTTGCCTTTCCTAAAATCACAATCGTTGGTCAGAGCGCTTCTGAGACTTCGTTTACAATCGCTGGTCAGGTCATTAGGCTTGAAAAGCTCTCAGAATCGCTTGTGATGGTCAATAATCCTGACAATCCAAGTTTTAAAACAACAACAGGGAAGCCAGTCAAATGGTCAGGGGATTTTATCACAGTTGATCCAGCGAAAGTGAATAATATTGGGGTTGTTTTGGGTCCAGGTATTCAATCACTTGAAATTGAGACGGTTTGGGGGTGGGCATAATTGCTTTATCTACTTAATAAAGATGTGAGAACCGTTCGGTGGAACGGGGAGCCACTTCATGAAGCGACTTCGGCGATTGTTAAAGAGACCATGAATGGCGATTTCACTTTAACTGTGAAATATCCCATTTCCGACTCTGGTATTTATCAGCTCATTCAAGAAGATATGTTGATAAAAGCGCCGACTCCTGTTCTTGGTGCGCAGCTATTTCGCATCAAGAAACCTGTTGAGAACAATGACCATCTGGAAATTACAGCCTATCACATTTCAGATGATGTGATGCAACGTTCTATCACGCCAATGAGCGTGACTAGTCAGAGCTGTGGCATGGCTCTTTCTCGCATGGTTCAAAACACCAAAACTGCTTTGGGGGATTTTTCTTTCAATAGCGATATCCAGGATCGTAGGACCTTCAACACGACTGAAACAGAAACTCTGTACTCTGTATTGCTGGACGGTAAGCACAGCATTGTTGGTACATGGGAAGGCGAGCTGGTTCGTGATAACTTTGCAATGACTATCAAGAAGAGTCGTGGTGAGAATCGTGGTGTTGTTATCACAACGCACAAAAATCTGAAGGACTACCAACGTACAAAAAACAGTCAGAATGTTGTCACAAGAATCCATGCCAAATCGACTTTTAAACCTGAAGGTGCTGAAAAGGAAACGACCATCAGAGTGACTGTTGATAGTCCTCTTATCAACTCTTACCCTTATATCAATGAAAAAGAGTATGAGAACAACAACGCAAAGAGCGTTGAAGAGTTGCAGAAGTGGGCACAGGCTAAATTTACAAATCAAGGCATTGACAAGGTCTCTGATGCTATCAAAATTGAAGCCTATGAACTTGATGGGCAAGTTGTTCACATGGGTGATACAGTCAATCTCAAGAGTTGGAAACACAATGTCGATTCATTCAAGAAAGCTATTGCTTATGAGTTCGATGCCTTAAAAGAAGAGTACATCTCTCTGACTTTCGATGATAAGGCAGGAACTGGCGGTTCTAGAGCTTCTGGTGGCCTTTCTAGCGCAGCGGATGCCATACTTGGTGTGACAGAGTCTGCACAAGAAATCGCCCTTGAAAAGGCTCTTCAAAATGCTGACTTAGACTTTGATCACCAAGCTGGATTGTTAAGACAAGAAATTGCGGACGGTATCGAACTTGCCAGAGCTAAAGCCGAAGAAGTCAAGCAAGAACTGTCTGACACCATCGACCAGCGATTTAGTAGTTTTGATAATGGTCCATTACAAGAAATCAAGCGCAAGGCTATAGAAGCCTTACAAAACGCTGGCGCAAGTACCCTGCTTGCACAGGAAGCCAAGCGGATTGGCTTGGATTCTGTTACCAAACTTGAAGAATTCAAGAAACAGGCTATGAGTGCTCAAACGGCTCTGTCGGGTGATTTGGATGTTCTAAAACGGACTATCGCAAACGATATTCGACCGAAGCAAGAACAGGTTACAGCTGAGATTGAGAAGCAAGTAAAGGCACTTATCCAGACCAAGAATGAATTGGCTGGTGTGAAGTCAGCGCAAGCAACGTATGAAGAGATGACGACTCGTAGACTGGCAGAACTGACCAACTTGGCCAATGGCAAGGCAAGCAAGTCAGAACTCACGCAGACAGCCGAGGAGCTGGCTAGTAAAATAGCTAGTGTGAGGGTCGGAGGAGTCAACCTATTTAAAGGCTCGAAAGATTTCAGCGGTTCTTGGGTAAACCTCGGCAATTGGACGAGAGAGTCAGAGAAATATCAAGGCATGACTGTCATGAG